TGTTTTTAAACGTTCGTAGCCATCAACTTCTTTTTGATGTGCTTCTTTGTTTTGTTTTTCGTACTTGTCTAATAATGCAGACTTAGTCTTTTTTGTCTCCGAATCGGACGACGTTTGTGAGGTCTTGCTCTCTCTCAGTATCATTTTTTGGCTCCTTTGGTTTTAGCAGGTTAGAGATTTCCTGTGATATTTTTAAATAGGCATGTGCCTGTCCCATCATATACTTATATTTTTCCATATTGTCAATACCACCACTAATCATAGCATCTCCAATATTTTGATAAGATTCTTTTAAATATTTTTGTACTTTATTTAATATTACTAATTCTTCATTTAACATCAGCTACTTTACCTTTATTATTACCTTTCTTGATTACGTATTTTTGTGTACCGTTCGCACCGGTCTCTACCTCTTTGCGAAGGTCTTTAAACAAACTTTGTTGTTTATTTTTTAGTTCTTTTTCTTTTAAAAAAGATTCTATTGTTTTTGAGTCTCTCATATTGATTAGGTATAAAGGTATCAAAAAATTTGTCAATAGCACCAAATAGTGTGTACATGAATTTATCTATCATTAGCAATTCCACTTTCTAAGTGACTTATTGATTCTTGAATCCGGATCCCTGGCTGTTTTAGCTGAAGTCAATCTTTTCTTCATACCCTTCATTCTAGCACAAAATGACTTACGTCTTTTTGCAGCTTTTGAACCTGGTTTTAATTTTGATGGTTTAGTGGTTACTGCTGTTTTTAATTTTGATCCAGGGTTTGCTGCTCTATAAGATGCAACGCCTTTACGGTTCAGGCCTCCTGATTCTGATTTACCTTCTTTTCTTTGCCATGCTGGCGATTTACTTCCTGATGCAAATTGTTTTCTAAACATTATTTACTCGCAAACGTTTTAACATTGGTTGGTTTTGGTCCAGTATTACCTGCTGCTCTTTTTCTTCTAACAGCAGAAGCTTTTTGTCCTTTTGACATTGATCTTGCTTTTGCAAGAGGAACACATTTTGGATATTTTCTTTTAGATCCTTTTGATCTACCACATGGTTGATACTTACCATCTTTTTTAGGTGCTCCAATATCTACCCATTTTTCAGCAACCCATTTTCTTAATCCACCTTCTGAGTAATAACTACGCACAACCCACTCTTTTTCTTCTAGCTAAACCAGCTCTCATCATTCCACCGTCTTTAGCTTTTTTTCTACCACCTGGTTTTATTTTACCAGAACAAACACCAGACGCGTACATATTAGCATATGCAGAAGGATACACTTTGAATTTTCTTTTCGCAGCCGCTTTTCCTTTTGCACAAAGTTTTGCCATTATCTTTTACCCTTCATAGCCATTGCCATCATAGATGGTTTTTTCTTTTTAGTAGGTTTCTTTTTTGATCTTAACATAGCAAAATCTTTACCAGTGATTTTACCATCACCATCAGCATCAAGTTTTGCTTGACCACCTGCTAAAAATTTCATTCTTGTTTGTGTGTTATATCTTCTATTTGACATTTTATTTCCTCTTAATTAAGTCAGTTGCTTTAAGTCCGTAAACGCTCGCTATGACGCCCACGAAAATTGTCTGATACCAAAATGGAAGTTGTGAAAAGTATTCGAAGAACAATTTCATCTTTTCCATTGCACTTGGATCATCAGAAAATACTGCCCATGATAATAATGCAATAGGGGCCGAAAGTAAAATTAAAATGAATTCGTCTTTCCAGTCCGATTGTCTTGCTTCTAATAATTTGCCTTGATACTCTGCTTCACCATTGGCCATCTTTTCTGCATGACGCATTTGTGCATCCGCCATAAGCATTTTAGTCTTTTGACGGTTTTTAAAAATGTGAGAGCCAGCTTGAACGGCTAATTTAATAGCACCGAACCACATATTAGTACGCTTTTGATTTTCTTTTCTTTTCAGCTAGTACTGCACCTTGACCTTGAACTTCCATTTCAGGTCCACCAGTACCAATATAGTTAAAAGATCTGTTAGCAGTGTTTTTTGATCTTGGATCAATCTCAATTTCTTGCTCACCAACTTTAACTTCCATTATTTTATCTAGTTTTTCCATTTTATCTCCTTGGTTTTGATTTGCCAGCCTCTGATAAAGCAATTGCAATCGCTTGTTTACGACTTTTTACTTTTTTCTTCGACTTGCCTATAGGCAATTCACCTTTTTTGAATTCCCTCATGACCTTTTTAACCTTTTTTTCGGATTTTGTCATTTTATTTCTCATTTATTCGTTTCCTCCTCTAAAAATTTTTACTTTTGGCATTGTTGGAGCAGAATTTTTCATCATTGAGTCAACATTAGGAATAGTTTTTGATAAAATTGTCTTTTCAATTGATGTATCAGCTCTTAATTTTGCTAATTCTTCGTTTTGATCAAGTTTTTCATCTTGATTTTGTTGATTCATCATTGCTTTCATCTTATCAAGGTCCATTCTCTCCTTACCTTCACGTTCTTTTCGATCATTTTCCATTGCTCTAAGGTCTAATTCTCTTGCTCTTAGTTTTGCAATTGGATCATTATCGAATTGTGAAGTAATTTTCTTCTCTTCGTTCATAAATTCTTCCATCATTTCAGCAATCAACTGTGCTTTTCTAGCTTCAATCTTTTGTTGAATCTGCATTGCTTGCATTTGCATCTGTTGAGCCATTTGTGGATTCTGTTGCATCATCATTTGCATCTGTTGAAGTTGTTGCATCTCATCTCTGAACTCTAATTCAACTTGTTCTTGAGCCATTAAAGAAATATGTTCAAAAATATTTTTCTCTAAACTTGCCATGACCATTGGATTGTTTCTTGCCATATTTGTTGCCATGAAATTTAAGTGAGCGGTAATATGTGATCTGTGATCTTGACCAGGAAACGCTTGAAACTGTCTACCCCCTAAAGCATCAATGTGTTCTAACGCCGGATCTTTTGGTGTAGGTTGCATAGGTTTTACTAAAACACTATCAATATTTTTTACACCTAATGCTTCATACATATTTCTGTATGCTTGATACATATTGTGCATTTGTGGATTTGAGGTTGCCAGTTGGAGTTCCGTCTGCGCTAGTGAAATACGCTGTGTTTGAGAAAATATGTTGGGGTCAGCAACTGGCAATATATCTACTCTATCATCAAAATCTGATTGCATAATCATTCTTTGACCCCCAACGACATCATACGGATATTGTTGTGGTAGATATAACTTGAATACTCTTGCCATAAGTTTGAATTCATTCTTAAGTGCAGAGTAAATTCTTTTGTGTATTGCTGACATGGTTCTTGAACCACGTTCTAATAATGCAACTGTAGTTCCAACTGCTGCTTGTTGATTACCATCACCAACTTGCATATCTGCAATTGATGCAAATCTTTGACCTGCTTGAACAACCACACCCATTAATGCGAGTAAGGTTTGACTTGGTTCTTTAAACGGAAGCATCATAAATGAATCTCTTAAATTTCCACCTGGTGCATCTACATCTCTAAACTCTCCTGGTTGAATAGATTGTGCATCATCTCTAATTCTTATTCCTCTCATTTTAAAACCAGCTGGCAGATTAGATAACGTTCCCGCATCTAAGAGCTGTCTTAAAGCTGCGGTCGCTGTTCTTGACAGTCCACCAATCATGTGGATTAGACCGAAACCATAAAACCCTAAACCCGGTAAAAATTTAAAATGTACAAAATAATTTACTTTGTTTTTCTTTGGATCTCCAACTTCGTAGTTTCTTCTAATAGATAAAATTTCTCTTGATGATTCTTCTAAAGTTACAATGTATGGAAGTTTAATTCCTGACGGCTCACCAGTCTCGGGATTGACATCTTCAAAACCTTCAATGTCTAAATTCACGTGACACTCTAAAATTGTATATACATCTTCATTGTTAGTTTTAGAAATACCTTCTAGTTCTCTTTCCTTTTTATCAACTTCAGATTCTTGATCAGCAGATTTTCCAAGTTCTATGTCTCTATAAAAACCTGCAATTTGTTGTTTACGTAATTCGTTTTCAGAAATTTTTACACGATGAATAATCGCTTCCGCATCGTCTAATGAGGTAGCCGTGTACGGAACGATTAAATCATCAGCAGGAACGAACTTTGATACCGCTCGTTCTTCCACCTCATCATAGTAAACTTTTTTAAAAGTAGAACCTGATAAAGGTAAATGGAATAACATAGAATCAAATTCTGGTTCATATTCTTTCATCTGATCCATTATTTGATAATTCATAAAATCTTTTACACGAGTTGCTTGTTGAACTTTTTCTGGAGTTTGTACTCCGATGATTTGAGTTCTTACTGGTCCATCTGCTGGTAGTAATTCTTTGTAGGCTAAAGATTGAAACTGTGTAACTGCTTCTGCAAGAACAGGGTGAGTTGCACCACTTGCACCGCTAAACGGTTCTGATCTTTGATCATATTTAAAACCTAAAAGATCTAAACCTTGTGTGTAAGTTTTTTCCCAATCTTTTCTTGATGAAACATAATCTTGATATTTAGAAGAAAGATCTGATGCCATTCTTCCTAAAACTTCGTCAGGTAAAAAATCTGCTAAGTTTGCATAATGTTCGTCACCACCTTCAGGTGTTGCAGCCTGAGGATCTAAATCAATATTTACAGAGCCATCTTCATTTTCTATGACTTCTACATCATCAGGTGACTCTTGTTCTTTTTGTACTTCTTCAACTACCTGTTCTTGAATTTCTTCTTCACCAGGAATTTCAAATTCTTTTCTTGGCTCGTTTGGAAGCGCTTTGTCTGTTGCCATTTATTTTCTCCGTAAGTTTAATTGTTTTAACAGTATTATAGGATAAATTCAAGCCCTGAGGCGTGGGTCCTGATTTAGGAGGTATTGTAGTGGTTAATCGTTTGACCATTACTTTTTACCCTTTTTAGAATCTTTTTCTATTTGCTCTATTATTAATTGTTCCAGTTCTTCTTTTGAATACGTTCCGTCATCTATAGTGTTTGGATCAACACCATCTACTACATCTTTCATTTTACCTTCCTGATCTGCATACGCTGTATATTCATCATATTGAGATTCAAATTCATCGGGAATGATTTCACCTTGTTTATTATATTTTGGTACCTTTGGATTATACGACATATATTCTTCAGATACTTTTGCATCTCCATATTCTGTATCCATAAGTTTTTCTTTTGAAATTTCTATTCCTCCATCTGGTTTTTCAAACATTCTATATTCTCCATAGTCATATACATTTGAATATATTTTTTGATCAGATGGCATTAGTTGTTTAAGATCCACTACTTTTCCAAGTGCTCTAATTTTATTTACTAAACCCATAAAATGTGGAGGAGCATTTTTTATTGCTTCTACTGCAGGCTTAGCTTTCTTTAATAAATTAGGTCCACCTCTTATGGCCATGATTCCTGCTGGTATCAATGCAAGTGTTTTTAAAAAATTTCTTTTTGAAAAGCTTCCAAGGCCTTTAGGTTTTTTTGGATTTGTACCATCTTCAAAACCTATACGTCCACCTTCTGCAACAAAACCTCTTTCTGTTGAACTAGGTTTTGGAATAGTAACTGGTTCTTCTTGTGCATTTGGATCTTTATATGGACTTTCACTTAAACCAAATATTGAACCTATATCTTGAAACGTTCTTTTCAAACGTGGTAGCCCTGGACTTTCTGGAACAGCTGTTTCATCTAAACCCTGTCCTGCTAGGTCTTGTGGTATTGTATTTCTAATATAATTTTCAAAACCTTTTCTTGCTTCTTCAATAGGTATATTGAACTGTCTTGCAATTTCAGGAAGCATTCTTTTTTGTTTTTCAAACTTATACGCTTCTTGTCCTAATTCTAGTAAAGGTGTTGCAACAGATCCTGCTTTACCAACTTTACTTACAGCTTTAAACAATGGTGATCTTGCAGCTCTAGGTACAAAAGAACTTGCTAAAAATTTTCCAAACTCTTTAGCTTTGCCTCCAGTTTTATTATAAAGATTAAATGCACTTGCAATCTCATCTGTAAATGCTGCAGGAAGAGTTACCCACAATGGACTATCTTCTTCCCAATTTTGCATTGATCCAAAAGCAACTTGCATAATAGGTAAATCTAATGCTCCAATAGTTTTAACTGCGCCAGTTCCTATTTTACCAAGTAAGCTTTGTTCTTTTTCCGCAACATCTTTTAAAATATCTCCACCATATTTTTTACCAAATGCTGCAAGGTCCTTTGCTTCGGCTGCAACATATTTTACAATATCAGTAGGATCAACACCTGAACCCATTTTATTGGTTATGTTTTTTAAAACTTTAGAGACTTCACTAACATCTTGTTTAACCTCTTTAACTGGTATATTTTTTTGTAAAGATATTCTATCATTAAAAGCTTTGAACATATCTCTAGTTTTTGCAGCCTCAGGTCTTTCTATTTCACTAGCTCTTTTAACACCTTCTATATTAAGAAGTTTTGTAAATTTATTTTCAACTGCTTCTTTTCCAATTTCTTGTGGGGTTCTAAGAACTCTACCTTTAACTAAAATATCATCAGCTAATTTAACCTCATCTTTAAAAAGTTGATTCATATTTTTTGTAAAATTATAACCTGATTTTTCTAAATACTGTTTTGATTTTGCAGGTGTCCAATCTTGTCCTTTTTTAGTAAAAACTCCGGTAGCAGCTTTATTAGCACTTGAAGTTATTTGTCCTGCAGCTCTATTTATTCTAGCGGGTATAACTCTTAAATTGGAAAATGGACTATCTTTAACAGATCCAAAATGATCTATTTCATATGGTGATTGACCCCCGTAAAGAGCAGTTCCTTTACCATAAGCTTCCATCATTAAATCTCCAAATGTAGTTTTATTTTTAGTTATTGGATGAATTACATCTCTATTTAAAAGTTCATCTCTTTGTAAAAACGTTTTATATATTTCTTCAAAAGGACCTTTATCATTACTTCTTTGTATATCATCAATACTATAATTTTGGCCTTTATATCTAAACACAGCATTTCTTCTACCAACTACATTACCTTGTCTATCTATATCGCCTGGAGCTTTGTTTGGTAAATATTGAATTTGATTTCCACCTTGATTTATATGTCTTTCAATAGAAGCCATGATAAAATTTTCAGGACTAGTTGCTGTTGACATAAATGAACCACTACTAGGTGCAGTCTTTGTCATATTAATTACATCACCTAAAGTTTTAATGTTTTCAGAACTAATTATTCTAGCTTTAGACAAGGGCTTAGATAATTTATCTGCTACTGGTTTAAATTCTTGATACTCAGGTAATGTTTGTAATGTTTCACTTACTGTTGTTGTGGCTAATCCTGTTTTGTCTGCAAGTTTTTTATTTAAATCTAAAACCTCTTCAACCGGTGTGTTTGGATTATTTATTATTTCATTGAAAGCTTTTGTAACTTTATCAGCTGCTGTATCTAATTTAGGAATATCAAACTTTTCAAGATTTTTTAAATCAGTTGCTTGAACTTTTGGAGGTAATCCTACTTGTGCTCTCAAAGTTTGCATTTGAACAAACTCAGGTTGATCATTAGATTGTTCTACTAAACTTTTTAATGCGTTATATTTTTCTGCTTGAGATGCAAATAAGGCTTCTCTTTGTCCACCTAAATTTCTTTCTTTTTTTATTCTTTTTAAAGTTGTCATACCGACATCTTTAAACTCATCTATTTCATTTAGTTTCTTTAATACTTGACTGTTAGATAAACCTTGTTTGAAAAGTTTTTCAATCTCTTCACCTAATCCAGGGATATCTACTTTTACGTTTGAAGGACCACCTACTTTAAATTCTTGTCTTGTTAACCAAGACATCATCTGATTATAGTTTGCTATTTTGTTTACTTCATCTGATGACATTACATCCCCATCAAATATTGTAGACCACCTTTTGAATTATCTCTTCTAGATTTTTTAATTCTTTCAAGAACACTAATAATTTCATCAGTATCTTTTCCTTGTTTTGTTAATTCCATAGCTTGATCTAAAGTTGAAATAGCTTCTGCTTTATTTTGTGGATCTGGATCATCAATGATTCGTGTTAATAAATCATCAGGAATACCTGGAAATCTTTCTTTTAACTGAAATCGTTCTACCATTTTAGGAGTCATACCATAAGCTTCATCAACATCGTCTAGCATTTTTTTAACCCCCACAGCATCTTTAGTAACATTAATTTCATCTAAATCATTTAGACCTTTTTCAATATCAACTTCCTCATCAAATCTTACAGCGAACTCATCTGCCGGAACATCTCTTTCAAAGATATGATCATTAGTTTCATCAAATATTGTTTTAACTTCAGTATCCGATAAATTTTCGTACTTACCTCTTTTAGCAACAACTTCATTTACTTCTTTCATTGCCTCTATAGGACTTAGTTTTTTTATTTCTTTAATAAGAGCTAAAAGCTTTTTTGTGCCACCTAGTTTAAATTGAAGTCTTTGAATTCCACCCATAGAATTTTCTGTTCTATCTGTTGGATCGAAATCTTTTAATTGTTTTTCTTGATCGACTTGTTTTTTAATTTGTTCTAGTTCTTCATCAGACATACCTTTTGGTGCATCAGGATTTTTTTTAATATTAAACATACCTGTTTGTTCTAAAATCTCATCTATACTTTTTGTTGATTTACCCATGCTTTCAAGTTCAATCATTTCTTCCGCAACATTTTTAACATCCATCAATGCATCTGCTCCAAACTCTTGTACAAACACATCTATTGCATCTGTTTTATCTGGCACTTTAATTCCTGCTCTATCTAAAATTTTTCTAGCTGCTGTTCTAGTTAATCCTGTTGCAAGATCCATGCCAGGTTGTTTCATTTGTTTTAAAGTCTCAACCCCTTTTTCTAATTTCTGCATTAAAGGAGATGTTTCAGGTTTTGGTTTGTACATGGCATCTATTTCTTTTTGAATCTCATCCATTCGATTAGACGCCGCACCTATTCTGTCCATAATGGTCCCTGATTCCTGATCCGGTGTTTCTTTTTTCGGTGCGTTCTTAATAGAAGTAATTCCACCTTCACCAGGTTTAGGTGTCTTGTCTAACGGTTTTTTAAATACTTGTTCAATTTGTCTTTTCAATAAATCATTAATTTCACCAAACTCTCTTTTTGCAAAGTCAAAAGCTTCATCGACAGATTTTATCACACCGGACTTAGCTAAACTTCTAAGTGATTGTAAAAATTTCAATACTGCGTTTGGGTTCATTAGTAATAAGTCCTCTGTTTTTGTGGCAATGGTTCATCCTGATAGTCTTCAGGGTGTTCTATTAAACCACCTTGTCTAAATCTCATAACCGCCTGAGTCATCGAGTCCACTAAATCGTCGTGGTCTCCAAATGGGAAAGCTGCACATTCTTCAATTACTTCCTGTGCAAACTCCATATCTTTGGGCGCCCATATTCTCCCTGACTCAAACAGCGGAGAGACACTGTTGACCCTCGTGTGCTTATCGTTGCCTTTTGAGGGTGAGAAATTTATAACAGGAA